ATATATATAAGATAGCAAGGGCGAGTTCCCTTGAACCCCGAAAACGGAAGCAGATAACCAGGCCAATACCTTCTTTAATAGATAAAAGAGGAAAATAAAAAACTTGTCAAGTCTAATTTAACACAAAATTAATGGTTTCTTCATATATGGCTAACTTTAAATGGATTAAAAAAAACTTCGATCATGACCCAAATATTAGATTCGGGAAATGGAGAATGTCTAAGTCAAAAGTTAGTGACCTTTCAATGGATGAATTAATTTGGATGGTCACTCAATCATCTTCAGCTAGTAAATTAATAAAAGACGCCTGTAAAAGAAGACTTAACTTAGAGTTCAACAGAGATTTTTATAGATAACATCTTGTCAACTATTTAATTTAGTGGTATTCCTACAGAAAAATGTTAAGGGTCAAACAGATGGCTGCGCATAAAGGCAATAATTATTCGGCTTTTAGAAAAAAAAATCCAACGTATACAGATGATCAAATTCAAGATATTATTGATAACCTTCTAGAATGGGCTCACTCAGGAGAAGGAATCTGGCTAGAATCTTGGATTTATGAAAACTATAAAAAATCTTCATCGTGGCTTAATGATTTAGGCGTTCATCACCCAGAAGTAAAAGTGGCTCTGGAGCAAGCCAAAGAGCTAATTGGCGGAAAGGTGGCGAATCATTGCTGGATTGGAGACCGTAATTCTGCCTTCGGTGAAAAGATACTCCCAATGTATTCTAAGGCCTATAAACAGAATATAAAATGGAAAGCAGAAATAGCAAAAGAACAGCCAAAAATCGAAGATACAGGACCTAATAATTATGACGCAAACTATCCAAACGAAGACTAAACAAAAATTAATTATTCCTCTCCTTTTACGTTGGTACCAAAAAGAATTCATTCAACAATTCAAAAATAAAAAAAGAGCTCTGCTTGTATATCATAGACGTGCAGGTAAAGATCTGCTTTGCTGGACATATCTCATTAAAAGAGCTTTCTATGAAAAAGGTATCTACTACTATATATTTCCTGAATATGCGCAGGCACGTAAGGCTCTGTGGGATGCTATAACTGAAGATGGTCGTACGTATTTAGATTTCATACCTAGAAAAATGGTCAAAAATGTCTGGAAAAATGAAATGAAAATAAAACTCACTTCTGGCTCTATAATACAGCTTATCGGTTCAGATAACTTTGACGCAATGAGAGGAACTAATCCAAGAGGAGTCGTTCTTTCTGAATATGCTTACCAAAATCCACTAGTCTGGACGCTTATATTAGATCCTATCCTCACTAAAAACAAAGGTTGGGCTGTTTTCAACTCCACTCCAAATGGGAAAAATCATTTCTACGACCTATATAATCACGCTAAAGATAATAAAGATTGGTATGTTAAGAAACTTACTATTGAAGATACAAAATTAATAGAAGAAAAAGAATTAGAAGAAAAGAAATCACAAGGAGTCTCAGAGGAGTTTATACAACAAGAATATTATTGTTCTTTCGATATAGGGGTTCAAGGTTCCTATTATGGAAAACATATAAGAGATATGTATGAAGATGGTAGAATAGGTTATGTGCCGTATGATAAAAATCTATTAGTTTATACTAGTTGGGATTTAGGATTCGCCGATAGCATGTCTATTCTCTTCTTCCAAAAAAGAGGAAATGAAATATTAATAATAGATTTCTACGAAAATCATGGATATCAACTAGCTCACTATTTAGATATCTTAAGATCAAAAGAATATGCTTACGCAAATCACTTCGTACCATTTGATGCTAAATCTCATGACAGAACAGGAAATACTTTCGTCCAAATAGCAAGAGACCAAGGTTTTGATTTTACAGTACTTCCTCAACAAAAATCTATTCTCGAGGGTATTGAAAAAGTTCGCGGAGCGCTGCCTAGAATATTTATTGATAAAGATAAATGTGATTACTTAGTACGTTGTCTGTTGCAATATCATGCTGCGTTTGATCAAAAAACACATATTTATAAGAATGTACCAAAACATGATTGGTCAAGCCATGCGTGTTTTGCTGAAGGAACTTTAATAGATACATCATCTGGGAAACGTCCTATAGAGCAAGTATCGATTGGAAATAAAGTTTTAACTCCAATGGGATACAAATACGTAACAAATACATTCGAGCAAGAGTCAAATATATATGAATTTGAAATTTTGGGACAAAAAGTGAGCTGTACTAATGATCATAAGTTTTTTACGCAAAGAGGGTGGATAAAATCTTTCGACTTGATACAATCAGATATGCTTCTAATAAATATTGGAGAAGAGCAATGCGAAGAACCATTGTTTTTAATGGAATCAGATATAGAAACTACCCCAAGTCGAAATATCTATCAGATAGAACGTATTATCGAGCTTCTGTTGCAGATGTCAAAAAGGGATATGGATATTTGCATAGAGACATTTGGAAATTCTATAATGGAAAAATACCCTACGGATACCATATTCATCACGTCGACGGAAATTCCCGAAACAATGACATTAGCAACCTTAAACTTCTTTCAGCTTGTGAACATATATCCTTGCATTCACGAGATCGTACTCCAGAGCAAGTCGAAGCTGCAAGAATTGCATGTGAAAAGATTAGACCGCTTGCAAAAAAATGGCATAGATCTAATGAAGGACTTGAATGGCATAGACAGCATGGAATCGAATCATACAAGAAAAGGAAGCCTAGAAAATATATCTGTGAGCAATGTGGGGAAACCTTTGAATCAACCAAATACTCAGGAGTGCGATTTTGTTCGAATAATTGTAAGTCTAAATGGAGAAGAGACAATAAGTTTGATGATGAATCTAGAATATGTGAATTTTGTAATAAAGAATTTAGGATTAATAAATATTCAAAAGCAATCTTCTGCTCTTGTTCCTGTGCTGCAAAAACATATTGGAAAACAAAAAGTCTATAATTTAGAAGTTGAAGAAGTACATTGTTATTTTGCTAATTCTATTTTAGCGAGCAACTGTGACGCACTTCGTTATCTCGTTCAATCATTAGATAACTTATCTAAAGCTGGTATGTCAAAAGAATCTTTACTAGAACTAAAGAGACAGGCAGGTTATCCATTATATTAATTGGCAAATAAAAATTTTGCTACTATCTTGTATTTAATTAATAAAGAGGTGCTAGATGGCTCAATCAAGTTATGGTCTAAGAGGCTTTGAAGAAGGATACGTTTCAGATGATCCAAGTCTTAAAGATCGGATGAAGCAAATATATGCTGAAACAACTTCAATAACACAAGCTAGATGGCTTCAGCAAAGTATAGACGAACGTTTTTATGCTGGAGATACATCTCTTTGGCAGGAAGTTTACACACAAATACCACTATCACGTAGAAAACAATTTAATTTTAATAAGATAAAAAACATAGTCAACATGCCAGCTGGATACCAGCGTCGTAATAGTAAAACGTTAAATGTTATTCCAGTCGAAAGCTCTGATCAGGAAACAGCTGATATCTTTAGCAAGACTCTTATGTGGGTTAATAATAACGCTAATTCTTATTACACTGTTTCTGACGCATTCTTAGGTAGTTTAATCACTGGAATGAATCTTATCTCTATATGGATGGATTTCAATAGTGACCCATATTCTGGTGATATTAGAATAGATAATTTTGGATATTCTGGATATATGATCGATCCATATTTCAAGAAGTTCGATTTATCTGATTGCAATTACATATGGACTCGTAAATTTGTGTCTAAAGAACAGGCGATTGCTCTTCTTCCAGAAAGGAAGAAAGAAATCCAAGAAATGACTACTTACTACAATAAAGATCAGTTCTTTAACTTTTTGCCTGAGAATTACAATATAACCAGAAAGAATCTTCTTCCATATGATGAGTTTTGGTATCTGGATTCACGTAGGGCAACTATTATTCTTGATCCTATAAATGAAATGTCGATGGAATGGACAGGGCAAGAAGAGAATCTTCGGATGTTTATGATGAAATATCCTCAGCTTAAAAAGAAGACGATTTATAAGCCTACATGTAAGCTTGGAATCTGTGTTAATGGTCAGACGATGTATAACGGTAAAAATCCATATAATATTGATCGTTTCCCATTTGTTCCTGTTATTGCTTATCATCAACCGAGTCTTCCATATTATGAATGGCGATATCAGGGTATGGTGCGCGGTCTTCGTGATTCTCAGTTTATACTTAATAGACGACAGCAAATACTTTTAGATGTTCTTGAGAGCCAAATTAATTCAGGTCTAAAAGTAATGGAAGGATCGCTAATTGATGATGCTGATGCTTTTAAAACAGGTCAGGGTCAAGCTCTCTTTATTAAAAAAGACGCTCCTATGGGAATGGAGTCAGTTCAGAAGATACCGCCAGCCGACATATCTCCTGCTTTCATGCAGGTTATAGATCAGATGAGCCAAAACATGATGTCTATATCTGGCGTAAATGAAGAACTTCTGGGAAGCGCTGAGGATGATAAAGCAGGAATTCTTTCTATGCTAAGACAGGGTGCAGGTCTCACAACTCTGCAGATTCTTTTTGATAATTTAGACCAGTCTCTGATTAACCTTGGCCGGATTCAGATTGATATGATACAGGCTAATTTTACACCTGGTAAGATTTCCAAGATAACAGAGATGCAGCCTACAGAGCAGTTTTATTCGCGCACATTTCAAAAATATGATTGTCAGGTAGTAGAGGGTACAGATACACCAACGCAGCGCATGACAGCGTTTAAACAGGGTCTGTATTTAAAAGAGCTTGGAATGCCAATTCCATCCCAGTTCTTGCTTGAAATGTCAACGCTTCAAAATAAAGGCGAACTTGTAAAAGAAATTCAGCAACAAGAACAGCAGGCTCAGCAAATGCAGCAAATGCAAGCTCAGCTACAAATGCAAGAATTACAATCTAGAATTAAGCTAACAGATGCTAGAGCAACAGCAGATCAAGGATTAGGAATAGAAAGACTTTCAAGAATACAAGAAAATAAAGCACTCGCAGTTGAAAGAAGAGCCGCATCAATTAAAGATTTAGAAGCGGCTTCCTTGGATAAAATAAAAGCAGCAAAAGAATTAGTAGGAATGGATCTTTCTCAACTAAAGCAATTAATAGATATTGTAGAAACTTTAAGAAAAGATGAAGAAAGCGAATCAGAAGAAATAGTCGAATCTAATGAACAACAGGTAGCAGAATAAATGAAAGTAATTTACGAATTTAATGAAAAAGAAGACACAATTGAGAGAAATTTATTTGAGAACTCTAGAAAAATGTATCTTTCATTAGTTGAAATTGAAACATACATTAAAAGTATAAAAGATGGGTTTATGGAAGAAGATTTTGACAAGGCATTAGATACAATAAGCGAGTATATATATGACTCAGGAATCAAAGACATCCAATAAAAAACCAATTTGCTTCTCATGTAAAAAACGCAAAGATTATGGAATATGGATAACTTCCAAAAACCGTTATCAGTTTTTCTGTAAAGAATGTTATCAAAAAAAAATAGAGGGTGAGGATGTTAAAAATGGTAAAAAAATGGATTCAAAAGGCTATTAAAAAACCAGGCGCATTATCAAAACAGCTTGGAGTTCCAGAAAAAAAAGACATACCAGTAAAAAAACTTAAAAAGGCCGCCAAAAAAAAGGGGAAGCTAGGAAAACGTGCTAGATTAGCCTTGGTATTGAAAGGTTTTGCTAAGAAGAAGAAGGCAA